CTCATAGTGACGATTTTTGGGGTAACTATGAAGAACTTCGGAATGAAGCCATAGCTATAGGGGTGTACGACAACATAGGAACTTTGACCCCATTTTGTGGTAAACAGATTGTTGATAAATAATCTAGGTTAATATAAATGTCTAACACAGGCTTACGACAACCCGATTTCTTCCCAGGTCTAGATCCTACCAGGTGGAGTCAAACAATAGGTGGATCACTACTTCTGTGGATGTTAGTTATGGTTGGTATGTTTCTTACCCGCGCAGAATGGATGCCGTACGAAGCTAATATCGCTCTCGTCACCACGATTCTCCCATTTTTAGTATACGTGTTAGCTAATAAAACCATCATCGTCAGTGGAAAAACTGGATACGTGTTTCTAGCCCTTCTCTTTGCAGGTGGAATCGTGTACGGACTGTCTCAGGTGATAGGTGATCTCAAGGATATATTCAAGAATTACGGGAAAAAGGACGCTAAGAAAGCATGGCCTGCACTTCTAACGATATGCTTATCATGGATTCTTATGATCGGAATTATCTCGAGATTAGGATTAATTGATTTTAGTCTTCCGTATGAGACACTTTAAAAGTATTTGCGAGCGATATAGAACACGATACCGGCAACTGCACCGGTGGAGCCCAAGCCTACGAGACTACGATTACCCTGAGCATTTAAAAACCTGGGAACCGTATTCGCGAGCTTTTCTTGAATTGGTTTACTCACGGCGACACCCGTGGCGAAAACAACAATTAATGCATGTAACTGGTCATCGGTGAGATCGAAGGGGTTCTTCTTTGCGGGATTCTCAGTCTTTTGAGCAGCAGCCTGAACCTGGGGCATCATAGCGTTAGCCTGTGCTACTTGAACCGCGCGGGGGTCGACCGCCATGAGAGGGGGTTCGAGATAAGCACCGTCTTGGGGACCACCTAAAACGTCTGTGATGGGAGTAGAGTCCATGTTGTCTTTATAATCATGTATATTTTTTTCTTCGTTGATTTCGGGCGCGTAAGCACTAGACCTATTTTCCGGTACAAACGCGTTAGACCTATTTTCCATGTCTATAGGAACCATATCATCGGAACTTTCTGACAAATTCATCGTATAAATATCGGTCGACATGTATATATATATGTTCGACTTTTTAAGAATCCCTTTTTTTATGCGCGTACTGGTGTATAAAAAAAGGGATATCCAGTACGGGGCTCGAACCCGTGACATCGGCGTTGCTTTCATGACGATGAAGTCATTTTATATACATCATTGTATAAGCACCGCGCTCTAACCAACTGAGCTAACTGGATTCTATAATAATTTCGTATCATATCTTTAAGTGTATAAAGACATGATGAGTGATGTATTAAATGACGACCACAGATACACAATTGGAAGAGGAGTATTATGAAGACTTTCTTGATCAACATCTTAGAAATGCGAGTACTCAATCGTCACTTCGTGAGGATATAAATAAGATGGCTGCTGATATTCACATGGCCCTGGGAGCTGGGCATAGCGAACGTGTGTATCATAACGCTTTTGAGGTAAGTCTTCGCGAACTAAACATTCCATACGAATCAGAACGACACGTTCCTATTTATTATAAGCATCATGTCGTGGGTACAGCTCGCGCTGATATTATTGTGCGTAGGACTACGGTTCTCGAACTTAAAACAGTGAAAAGTCTTAATGACATCATGATCGCACAGGCTAAAAAGTATTTAACACAACTTAATTTGACGTCCGCTTACCTAATTAACTTTCCACCGGGTGAAGGGTCGAAGCCACAGATTGCAGAAGTTACACTGTCGGAATAAATTCCCATTGGAGATCTTTGCAAATCGCTTTCCAGATAACATCTTGTTGATGAAGTTTCTCTTTGGATTTGAGGAGAGGAAAGTATTGGAGGTATTCGTCTTCCGATAATAGTTCACAGAATTTAAAAAGTACGTATGAATAACTCAAAAAGTTTTTTCGTTCAGTCGGACAATTATCGTCGAATGGTTTCTGGATATCTCGAAACATCATTCGTAACTGTTCCTCAAGTTGTTGGGGCATCTTCGGTGGTGAAATACCACTCAAAATATTAGTGATGAACGGTACGTGCTCGTAAAACTTGTTCAGTTTGAGTTTTTTGAGCAGTGATCGAACTTTTGCATGTGTGATCTCATTTACGGATTTAATCTTGATCTTCTTAAATTCATTCCTTAACTGATTAATAACCTCTGGTGGAATTGTAGTCATCTCTTGTGCTTGAAATTGTGAAAGCCACTCGTTAAAGTGATTATCGCGTTTATACGAATAATTGATAACTTTTGCCGACGTTTCCTGTTCCTCTTTATATGTAAGTTCTTCACTTATCAATATATCCAACACCACGCCGCATGAATCGCATACCATTTCACTCTCGTTTGTTTTGTACACGTTACTATCTGGACACCGTGGGCATCTATCGATGAGTTTGCGTTCTATGGGGCGATCTATATTCTTTTTTTCGACGTTGACTAAATATTCGACGTAAATATCTTTTTTTTGTTTACCAGCGGTTTCTTTACAATTAAAAATATTATCGGTGGTAACTTCTCCTTCCTTCTCGTCGACGTACTGTCGTACGTATGGTATGCATCGGGCAATATAATCCGATAATTCGCGTTCATATTCCCACCTGTTCGATGGATCACTTTCTATTTTATCGGTTAATTCGTCTACACGGTTATTATACCTACTTAAAAAGTTACCTTCCATTTACGTTAATGAAACTACTGCACAAGTTTTTAATTAACGTAATCTATAGTTTGAAAAGGGTGATGCGTTTATTTTTCTCTAAACGTGATTATTCTATCGTTGATACGTATATTGAATATTTTGTCGATCACTCCAAAGATTTTTCGATCGAGACGATGGAAGCTTCCGACCACCACCCCCTTTGGGTACAAGAAAGTTATGACATATACCCCATCGCAAAAACGTACGGCATATGTTCACTAGATCTCAGCCGCGCCGGTGTTGTCCCCGGCGACCCTATTCCCAAACCTCCGGAAGCTGTTACAAAAATGATTATTCGAGTTAAATACTGGTACAATAATCGTATATACAAATACATAACGTATAATCACGACTATACATGGCCACCTAAGAAGGTTAATACAATGTCGTTCCACATTCCGTTAGTCGGTGCACAATTACTGGATTCGGGTGACAAGCCAGTAAAAGACGTTCTCGAAAAAATTAGACGCTACGCGGGTCCGCACTCGGATTTTTATGGTGAGAAGATCTTCATAAAAGATGTATTATATCTCGATGAAGTCGCCCTAAAAAACAATCTTCCTCGTATTAAATTGAAAAACTGTCTAGGTATGTTCAAAACAGTTGATACGGTGACCGGACTCATGTCTGATCTTCGTCTACCTTAGTGGCGAGATAGAATTTCAAATCTCCTAGGTTCGCGACATTGTACCGTAAAATCAAGAATCGATTTTGATCCTCCTGCATAATCTGCACAGTTGAACACATACTAGTAGCCTTTGTGAAAATATTCATATATTTCAGGGAATATGTACCAGACATCATAGGACATTCTTCCACGCATTGAATTTCCGTCTCTTGATTCGCAAAATCTCCCTTACACACGAGTCGTAAAATATTCCCACCTCGGTGAATTTCTAATTCGTCTCCTATGTTAGACATATCTCTACAAATTCTCTGAAAATCGATGGAGGGTATAGGTGTGTTAACCATCATATGCATTTCCGGAACTTCTATCTGATTTTCGTTAATATCGAGAAGCTTCAACTCAAACTTCGTGGATGTCTTTTTTTGTTCACTGTGGATCTCGATATTCATATGCTCTTTCGATCGAATGGACATGATCAGAATATCGTTTACGGTGATAGTCTTGAGAAGTTTATGCATGTTTGTCATATTGACGCCGCAATCGATCTCTTCCTCGCATTCATACTCTTCAAAATTTTCAGATGGCAGATGCATATCGATAAGCGATGTCCGTGCCGTGTCAAGTGTGACGATGTACATACCACTCGGCTTAAAGTATATATTCACGTCATTGAGAATATCTTTAAGAACTTCAAATGTAGACTTTATGGCCGCGGCTTGAACGGTCACAAGTTTCATACTATTTTGTCCACAACTTATTTCTTTATATCCGTATAAGCAGAGTCTTCAACTTTACGACTAATTTTTGCTTCAAGTTCTGCGGTCATGGGTGGTTGTAATGACCTCCCGTATTCTTCTATAGTGAACATATCACTCGTTCCTTCGCCGTCGAGGGTTGTCGTATTTAGACTACCCCCAAATCCACACGTTTCAAGTTCCTGTACTGGTAGAAGCGATTCCAACCAATTCTGAATTTCTTTACCGACAAGGATCTTCCCGTGTTTAGTCAACATCGTAGGAACCCTCGTAATTTTTGATCTGTACTGTGGAGGAATACCCAGTTCAGATACATTATGATATTGTACGATCTGTTTCAATTGACTATGACTGTTTATAAAAGTTAACACTTCCATACTATGTTTACACTTTGGGCTGAAGACTAAAAGCGACATCTAAATTATCATCTCAAAAAAAATCGGTAAATTACACACGATTTTTTTGAAGGTCTATATTAAATGATAAACATCTTGTTATTCATACTGGTCATTTTGTTAGTGATGTCCAGGGAAGAGAAGTACTCGGTCGCTTCGAAAGAGAGTGGTGCGATTGTACTCAACGATCCATTGCCTAATATGGTAGAGTATACACAAACAAAAGCGATCGTAAATCACGACGTAATGGAATCACTCGTGCTCACGACGAGTAAGTATATCAAAGAAAAGACGGGAATTAACAATTACATCATAGAGACAAGTGGTCTGAAACAATTCGCACACAAACAAAAGAATCATGCTATGTACAGGTGTATGTTTATGGTTTTGAAACGAGGTGGATTTCCATATGGGTTTATGGTGGCCGTTGATATCCTCGTCACGGATGCAAGTTCTATAGGTAAAGCGGGTAAGCCTAACGCTAGGGTTATAAGCGCTCGATCTCAGCCGATGAATGTCAAACCACCCGCGGATAGAACACCGTTTGAAAGTACAGTTCAAGGACACGAATACATACAATTCGATGAAATTAGTAAAAGTGAGGAAGAAGTGCTAAAAAATAAGTCCAGGTAATATTAATGATAAGCGTAGAGGAGATCTCGCGAATAACTAATAACAGGAATCGCATGAAAAAAGAGACATACGTGGAGTTATATAAACAAATTTCGCGTAAAGTGCGAAGAGCGGTTGAATCTCAGAAAAGGAGAGTTGCGTTTGAGGTGCCCGCATTTATAGTAGGGTATCCGACATACGATCGTTTAAAAGCAACGTCTTATCTCAAAAGACAGTTAGAGTTGAGTGGATTCATCGTACATATAACAGGTAATTTTGAATTCACTATCACATGGAAGATTAAAAGGGACAGGGAGGCGCATCCGGGTTCAATAGATCATATAGAAGATTTCCCTACGTTGGTTAATCTTAAAAAGGTGGCAAACAGATACAGGAGAGATGCGCAGTAACGCTGATAAAAAAAGACCAGTCTATCATAAATGGATAATTTGAACATTTTAGTCGAAGCTAAACGCGAGTACATGGAACAGCTATGCATTCTTATGTGTCCAGTTATGATCGAAGTTTTTGAAGATATGTATACAGAAGCCCAGAAGTTATCTAAAGGTCGTAAAGTCCTGTTGATGTTCCAGAATTTATTGAAAGACGTCCCCGAGTGGAACGAAACAATGGCTAGGCAGCATACGGAGAATATCGCCGCGCGATGTGCGTGGTTTAGAGATCTTGTCGCCGCGGTATTTGTCAGTTCTGTAAAGATTCTGTCGGCCGTTCGACTGAGTTCCGATTCTAAGAAGATGTCCGTCAAACTTCCTACGAATGAAATCTTCATTCACACGTGTTATAAGAACGCTGCGAAGGATGTTTACCGAGATCCATACGTTTTCACCGATAGCCAATCAGAGCATGCTCGCAACGATAAACTATATGAACGATTCACTACATGTGTGGAGACGACTGTAAAGGAGTTAATCCCAGTTCAACAGATTTTACAAACATACATGGCTTCTAACGGAGAAGACATGCTCGATCCCCAAGACGCTAACATGGTTGAGGATAATATCGACGAGTACGACGAAGAAAACCCAGGTGAAATGGGTGGAGGTTTTGAGGGGCAGCCGGAAGAAGGAATGGAAGAGGGAATGGAAGGAGAAGGTATGGAACACCCCATGGGTGACATTGAAGATGGAATGGAGGAACCATATGAAGAGTATCAGGAGCAGGCGGAACAGCCCATGGAAGAGTATGAAGCACCTCAGCAGCCAGCAGCCAATCCATTTCAAAATGAATTCAGAACCGTGAATACCCAACCCCAGCAGCGCCAGGGTCAGAGTGGTGATCTATTCGCAGATGCAGCAGACACCAGGAGTAAAAAACTCCGCTATTAAATATGGACGAATACTTCCGCGACCCGGGTTCAGCGGCCATAATTGCAGCCGGTCTTACCGCTTTATATATTCACGGCAAAGCTCGTCTCAATGATGAGGGTACTCTCTCTACGAGCGCTTATGCCAAACCAGCTGCATTAGTAGCTATACTAGTCTATTTTATCATATCTAACGGCTTAGGTAAACGTGAAACCATTTCTACCGACCCCTTTTGAGTAACTTAAAGATTAATCGCAACATATGTTATATATGACTTCCGTTACAGCGTTTAACGACATGATGGGCCAATTTCTCATGGAACTGCACAAAACCTTCCCAGAAGAGAAGGGACTCAAAAAGTACATCGCTGCTTTTGAACTTATGAGATCCGCCAACGGCAAGATGATTGTCGATGGTTTCATGGAAAATGTCACCCCTCATGTGGATAAGATCAACTCTAAGGATGAATCTTTCTTCCTTGAACACGCAGAAAATATTGATTTTCTCAAGGATATCAATCTTAAAAACTGCTGGCCCAAGGCGTCTACAGGTACTAAGGATGCTATCTGGCAATATCTCCAAACGCTATACATGCTTGGTACTACTATCACATCAATCCCAGCGGACACACTTAGTATGATCGAGACGGTCGCCAAGCAGTGTGCAGATAAGCTATCCAACGAAGATGGTGAACTGGAAATCGACGAGAATAAGCTTATGCAGTCTATGCAGGGGCTGCTCAGTGGTATGTTGAAAAAATAAACTAAGCATAATATAAATGGTCTCACTGTTTGTGGATCCAAAGCAGGTTGTCAGGTCTGATAAAATTACCGAATTTTGGCCCACGAATCAACAGACGAAAGTCGAAAGGGTAAATGCCACAGCACGATTTGTCATTTATGCGACGTGTATGTTGTATCTCATCAGACGAGATATGCGCATTTTTATATTAGGGGCTACGGCCCTCTCGGTTTTATACGTAATGGAAAAGTCTAAAATGATCAAGGGAAATAATGCGAAGAAGGAGACGTACGTTCCGGAATGTCAGCTTCCCACAGTTGATAATCCTATGGCGAATGTTTTGATGAGCGACTACGATGGTCGCCCGGATCGTCCTTCGGCTTGTGGATACGAGACGGTTCGCGATGAAGTGAATCATATGTTATCAGGCCGTATTCCTTATGGTCCACAAAAGTCCCGTTCTCCTATGCCGGATTCTCAACGAAATGCATTTTCTAGGCAGTTCGTTTCCGGTCCCGTGACGAATATTCCGGGTGATCAGACCGCTTTCGCGGAATGGTTATACGGTGAGAAAGGTGCCCCGATCTGCAAGTCGGATTCGAGTTTATGCAATGTCAACGCTCGAGGGGTACAATTAGAAGCCTTCGGTGGTTTAGATCCGACTGGTGATATGCGTAGTGGTATGTTCGGTGGAGGTAATGGTCCAGCTTAGATAGATAATATTCTCATGTAATAATAAATGGCATATCAGCTTCAACCAGGATTGAAAATTGTCGAAAATCCCGCTCGCCCCTCTGTGTGTGCTACGGAAGAGGTGTTCACTTACCCCCAGCCCAGTACCCTTAACTATGGTTCTAGTAGACCCAATACCATGTTATACGGTACCTCTCCTTTCATGGCGGGTAAGGGTGCCCCCGCTCAGTTTATCGAGACGAGTGACATGCTCCGCCCCCAATCCACGTCTAGATTTAACAAGGTCGTCGCCCAGACGTACGAACAAAATTTATTCCCTCTCCAAGACATGAAATGTAAGCTTCCTCTCAACACGGTAAAATATGATCCCGTCAGCACCACAGCCGAAACTCAGAATATGCAGTTCATGAAGCGATATCCTGGTCAATAAAAATCTCTTCTAAAATTAAGAATGGCGGATCCACTTTCGTTAGTAGCTATCGCCGGATTGGCATATGCAGGAAAAGTTTTAAGTGAAAAAAAGAAGACCGAGGAGTACAACCTGACCGTTCAACAGGCATCTATCCCTGTAATGCAGGAAGAGGTACCTAATGTCATGTCTCCCAAACCCGTTAGTTTATCCAATTTACCCGATCCAAAGGTTGAGATAAATAATTTTTCGGATATCGCACCACAGGGGCGTTCGAGTGGTGGCGAAGTTTTAGAAATGCGTGATCGTATGTTCGACGGCGGTCGCATGAATAACCTTTCTCCCGTTGAGAGGCAACAGGTGGGTCCGGGTATCGCGGTTGGTCCCGATGTTCCAGCAGCGGGTGGTTTCCACCAGATAGTGCGTGTGAATCCTGAAAATGTGGGTGCGTACAGAATGACTACTTTACCCGGTAGAAGTGGCCCGGCGCATGATATTTTCGGCGGTCGACGTGGTAAGATGGGTGAGATTGCGAATAACCGTCCCGAAAAGACTGCGTATCTCCCCGAGCGTCGCCCAGTCGCCGGCGCCAAGTCTCAGGGTTTCGGTGGACATGTTCCCAGGGGTGAGCATGTTAATGGTAAACGTGTTACCAACCGTTCTATGACTGGTTCCCGTAACGACGGTCTCGGATTTAATGGTGCTAAGCGTACCGTGTCTGCACTCCAACATGTATCGGATCCCACTCGTAACAAGAAGGAT